TGGGGTGATGCTCGGCGGCGTGCCCTGTCCGTAGACGCGGAAACGGAAGGCCCGTGCCGTGCGATCCTCGATGATAAACGGCATCCAATCGGACCATGCGGGTGTCCCGTCGGGATCGTCGTTTGTTGTGCTGATCTCAAGCCAAGCGTCCGTTTTGCCCTCGACATCCCCGTACAGGTTTGGAATCGCGTACAGATCGTCGTGATCATAGAGGTCGGACAGCAGATCGACGGCTGTACAACTGATTTGTGCCGACACCCGGCCCGTGTAGACAGCCCCAAGGTCGATTGCGCCGAATGTGTAATACCCACTCTCGACGAGCGTGGATGAATCGAGGATCAGTCTCAGCCCTCCCGCCGACTCAAAATAGGCCAGGCCATCCGCCGTACCCTCCCAAGGGGGCGACTCGATAGATGCGACGTAGTTCAATCCCGCGACCCGTGCAATGTTGGACGTTGCGACGGCGGCAATAGCGGACTCGCTGCCCGCATAATCCACGCCCTTGATGAGATAGGAGCCGATCGTGGCAGGAACGGTGATCGCGGTCGAGGATGCACTCGCCTTGGTGACCAGATCGACGGACCCCGCCCATGTCGCCCCAGACGTCAGCGGTGACCAGCGTATACGATAATGACTGAGGTCGGCGGCGATCAGGGGGTCCCATGACAGGTGGGCATCCGAGCTTATGATGTTGCATGCAAACCCGGTCACATCGGCGGGGGGCTCCGATTGCCCGACAACTGTCTCGTACACGGACGCAGACCACGGGGATTTAGGCCCGTAGATTGACACGGCTTGTGCCTGTATCTCGTAGGATTCGCCGTCGGAAACGGGTGATAAAATCGCCGTCGGGCTGTCGAAATGCGCCTCCGCGTAACTCCACGGGGACGATTCGACGTCCCGGAAACGCACGATGAATTTGTCAATCCGCGTATCGCCTGATTTTTGGAGCGTGACGAATATCCGGGACGTGATCCCGGTTGCCGTAATCAGTAACGCCGCCGTGCCCGACTCTACGCGGGCGATCTGCGGAGCGGGAGGGGCAATGCGGCTTATGTCCGTAGGGGATGATGTCATGGGATTGAATACGGGGATAGTGCCCTTGTCCGCATCGTAGACTGCCGCGCCGACATCGACGAGGATCAACCTTGCCACCAGATCGTCCGCCCTCTCAATCCCTTTAACGATAAGCTCGGCGGTTTCCCTTTCCGCCTGTCCAAACATAGCCAGATCGCCCGCCTGGGGTCCGCTTACCGTGGGGATAGGCGTTTGAAACGTCAGCTCCGCCGTCTCGCCCACGACGGTATCGACGGAGAGCAGGAGGCTTGTGTTGCCCTCGTCGGCCAGACGGAAGCGGCAGACATAACTTTTACCCGCCTCCATCGGGACCTTGTCATCGAGGACAACGCCCGTTGTATTGTCGCCATCCGTCGTGATCGACTTTACCCGCCCATAGCCCGATCCCCACAGGGGCACGTCGTGGGAAACGCGGACCTTCGACCCCCTGCGGCAGACGAGATGCTCGTAATCCATATACACGCTGTACGTTTCGGGACGTAGCCGAGCCTGCGCGATGTGGAAGCGGCCAAATTTCCAAACCAGATCGGGGTTTGTGATCCCCGGGAACTCAATCGACTCGAACAGGGTTGCGTTGGATGCGGAATATCCGTCATCGTAGACGATCCGCTCGTCCGTGTTCCACTCGTTATCTTCGTTATTGAACCGCACCCGGAACCCATGAGGGTGATGGTACAAGGTTTTCTCCGCCTGAAATCCCCACGAATTCCGCGGCGTGATGTGCTGTACGACGGGCTTGTCGGCATCGTCCATTGTCACGCCCCATGTGCCGTCGATCATGCAAGGGGCAGCGCGTCCAGCGGCCATGATGTCGGCCAGTGTATCCCACACGGAGGCTTGAAAATCCCGGACCATGTTGAACTTGTACCCGTTGGCCTCGCAGAACTCGTAAAATTCCCCCAGGACGTCATCGTTGATCTGTGACGAGGATCTTTTACGGGCATTGGCGTTTGATGTCAGCACGAGCCGGGACAGTGCCCCTGGATTGCTCGTGACGGCTTCGCCTCCCCATGTTCCGGCGACGTTATCCCACACGGGCGCGTAGGATGATACAACCCCGCTCAGGTTGTCGATGACCCCTTGGAGCTGGTCCGTTGCCTTGATCCTGATCGCCGTCATTGCCAGCGGGTGCGGAAACGGGACGGGTTTTGTGCCGATGAACGACCTCATGACGGACCAGGTGACGGTATCCAGATACTGATCGTTGGCAATGTCCCTCGTGATCCTGTTGAGACGGATCTCATACTGCTTCGCCGCATTTACCTTCCAACGGAACCCCCGCCGGATTGCCGATGTGGTTTTATCGGTGACGGTAAACGTGTGCACTGGCGTCCAGGTTTCCGCGCCCACCTGCCGATACTCGACGGACACGGTGACGGTGATGGCATATCGCTTGCCCTTTTTGTTGATAAGCAGGAGGCCGTGAGGGAAAAGGATGTCGACGCTCAATTCCTTCGCTTCCGCCTTGGCTGTCCGGGTAATCGGCCCGTCGGCATGCACGAGCTCGATTCCGATTCCCTCCGTCTCGACGACATCAGGCATGAGGGTTAGGGGGGGATCGTCTTCCCGTCCTTCAACGGTTTCGATCTCGACCCCCTCGTAATTTTCAATTGGCGTGTCCCCGATCCTGATATTTTCGATTTTCAGCGGCCCGTACCCCCAGATAAACAGCATACGGAGGTATTCATCATTCCCGAGCAGCTCCGTGTAGGGCTTCGTGCCAAGCGGGGGAACGACCTTGTGCCGCCCCAAAATGACAGGGACGGGATCGTAAGGCTTGATCTGATTCCGTGCGCCTTGGATAAAATAGGTGTCTGAATCGGAGTAGGACCCGCTCTTTTGGGATTCGGAACGGATCGGGGCGATAGCATCCACGAGCATCATTCCGGCAGTGGCGACAGCAGCACCCACGACTGCGCTATAACCAGCCGCCGCCGCGCCCTTGAGTCCGAGAGCCCCCGCAGTACCCCATCCTCCCGCACCCCCCGCGTATGCAGTAGCCGCAGCCGCCACAACAACAACGAGGATCGTTAAAACGGTCCGGAGGGGATTTTTTCTTCCGCCGCCGTGGACAGGGGCATGAATGAGGACGTGGGCATCGGCGGACGGTATCATGTCCCAGCCGGAGCGGGGGACGGGTACGCCGTCTATCTCTACGAGGACATCATAATAGCGGCAGGCGGTGGGTACTCCTGATACCTCATACATCCGGGTGACGATCTGCATAATCGTCAATCCCTCCGGGGCCTGCATGACCTTCGGAGCCAAAAACACGGACGGGCTGATTATGATCTGTCTGTCATCCTGCATGCCGATAAAATCCCTCTATCCTGTCCCGCCATTCAAGGCCGGTGTATTCATCAACCATCGTATCCGCGCCCTCCAATACGTGGAGCATGCGCCGCTTGTCGATCACGAGGCCGACATGCCACGCATATTCGCCGGTCCTGAGCATAACCACATCATAGAGCTTCGGGGCTTCGACCTTTTTCCATCTGAGCTTTTCTTCGGCCATGGCACGGGCAACCCGCTTGAGACAGCCGATTGTATTATGAGAGTAAATCCCCCGGATACCCGGTAGATCGATCCCGAGGCGGTCCCGGTAGACGAGACAGACGAGGCCGTAACAGTCGAGGCCGTCGCGGTCCCGGCCATCGGGTAAAAACGGAATCCCTATGTAGTCATCGGTCCACATCAGAACACCCCCGGAAATCCCGACGGAGTGAACGTCCCGCAGGGGAATGGTTCGCGCATGAGCGTTTCCATCCTCAGTGTCCCCGAGATCGTCACGGAATCGTAGGTAATATCGGCCAGGAGGAACTCGGGCCATTGCGCCTCGACGGTATCGAGAGTGTTGTCCATGACGAGCTCTACCGTGACGGTCGGCGGGGATGAAATGGATCGGATCGTCTCGACGTACTGCCGGTGGATGTTGTCGATCTCAAGAGTGATGTCACCCGGTCCCGCCTCCGTTTCATCCGGCAATTTTATGCGGACGGGGAGAAACAGAAACGTATTGCCCCTTGATACGGTGCCATAGATGACATCCGCGTCGGTCGTGTACTCCTCGATTCGCTGCGTGGGGTCCGAGCTGATCCTGATCGGCTCTGCAAGATCCTCGTGGGTGATCGTCATCAGGGCGATAAGGACGCGCCCGGTCTCCTGTGCGTAGGCGGATTGTCTAAAATTTAAGGATACGGACGTTGACATCAGGGTAAAATCTCCAATGACAGGGACACGTTAAAAAAGCCTTCCTGCGCCGTCCATGCGGGTTTTTCGGCAAATCTCATCTCGACGGTGGTTTCTGGGTCCGTCGGATCGTGCCACGTGAAGCGCAACGCCCCGGACAGAAGGATGTCGTCGTAGAACTCACGGAACGTTGCGAGTTGGTCCCGCGACAGGATTACGTTCCCGGTCTCTTTCCGGGGTGCTGCCGTCGATCTACGCCGGACCTTGGCCGGGCCTACATCCATGTTCGACCGCAGTTGGTTATCCCCC